CATGAGTCCCAACATCCGCTGTTGCGCTGCTGCGCTGGTGTAACTATACCGCTCCGGGTTGTCGGAAGCAAGCCATCCGAGCCCTCTTGCGCAGCCTGGACCAGCTGAAGCCCACTTGTCAGTGTCATGGGCATTTTCAAGAAGGTATGTGAACCGAAGATCAGTAACGACTTCATACGCCATGAACGGCCCCATATAGGGGAGCTCCAGCAGTTCCCTATGGAACCACTGTAGGCCACCAGGAGTTAGCTCTCTCCTATCCAGCAGCCTTTGTGCACGGCTCACAGTGACGTCCATGCACTCACAAATACCTGGGAGCTTCTTTCTGCCATTAGGGGTTTTGATGATGTAGGCCCCCGTGACTAATGGGCTTTTCCCATCGAGCAGGCTGAGGATCTTTTCACTGTTCCAACCCTCTTCCAACAACACATCTTTGATCAACTCACCTGTTGAGATTAGGTTGAACCACCGAAAGCCCATGGTGGCGAGCAATACCTTGGGGTCATCTTTCAACGGGTCTCGAATATTTTCTCGAAACCAAATGGTCGTTTTGTCCTTTTCTCTGAAGATATTACAGAAGCGAAAGTTTCTCAGGACACGATCTTCCGTCCACGGTGCAGGTTCACCCGCTTCTCGCTTCAAGTAGATTTGCTGCCTCTCCCTGGCCATTTCGAAAAATTGCTCGATATTCTTCACAGATCTAATGCCTTTTCTATCACCAGAGCAGCTGTTTCTCTGTCTACATAGCATGAAGGCATTTCTAGACTCTTGAATACATCGTCGTTCTTATCTGCCATCTTGAATCTTGATTCTGTATTTCTAGGATTGAGTTCTTTCGCCTTATTGCCATCACCTTTTTTCTTAGCCTTGGCCTCTCTCCGGGCCATGACAGATTCTAGGCACAGTTCAATCGGCGTTGAAAGAGTAACCACTAACAATGGCAATCCGTCTTCGTGCATCTGAACCGTTCGGTTTCGGTCAGAATTCACCAATAGCCCTTCGAAGATGACATCATGGCCTTCTTGATGTGACTCTCGCACCAGCTCGAATATCTGGTCCATTGTTGAGATGGTGTCGCAACCACCACAAGCGATTTCGTAGTGCCCAATAACTGACAGAGAAGGGCCGTTCGCTCTTTCGCAGACATAGCCTATGGGTTGTCGACGCCCCACGTCATAGACCTTTATACGAGAGTCGTAGCATTCCATAAGATTTCTGACTAGGTGAGTTTTGCCGCTCCCGCTAGTTCCCCGCACATTGATAATCAACTCCCTTCCTCCTCTGGGTTGGTCACTGTACCTTCGCCTTTGATTTCAAAAGAAGGCACTTCTTGTTCTTGCGTTTGTTCTGGCTCGGGAGCCTCTGTTCCAAAAATTCGGTCGGCTCTGATTGCCGCAGCACATAACATCTTGCCTGCATGGTCTAGAGCGTGAGGGAAACAAGGTTCATATTGCTGCCTATCCTCGAAATGAAGAATCACGCAACCACAGTCTTTCACTTCTCTTCTCGGTTTATCCATTACCACTCCAAAGTAAACTGGTGTCCTTTTCCTTTCAAAGAATCTCCTACGCAAGTGAAGCCATGCTTCATGTAGAAGTTGACGGCTCCTGTGTTCTCTTTCATCACATTGAGGATGATGCGATCATTTGGTGACTGTTCCTTTAGATCCTTGAGGAATAGCTCCCCGATGCCTTCTCGTTGGTGGTCCGGATGGATACCAATGAAGTAGAGGGATGTCTCAGGTTGCCTCACCTTATGACGCACACAAGTGAACCCTATCGGCCCCACACCCGGCTTTGTGAGAACTCGAATCCACCCGTTCTCGTATGCCTTATCACCGCTAAACATAAAGTGACCAAAGTCTTTTGTGTAGGAAGATAACTTCGCCAGTTCAAGAATCTTCTTATGCTGTCGCTTTGACGCTCTGCGGATCTTCATGGTGTCTTCCTCACGATCTCATGTGCCGCCCATCCCGCAGCCACGAGTCCATTTTTCGCGCCACCTGTCGCCACCCAAAATCCATTAGCTTGTTCTTCAAGAAAACAACCCTTCACCTTGGGCACATATGGTCGAATCCCACATGTTGCGTGCCTCATTGACATAGAAGTGAAACTTGTTACCTTCTTCATACGGTCAAGTGACTTATCAGCCCTCGCCTCCGTCCAGTTCTCAGGTTTGATTGCGGTGCCGTCCCCCGCCCATATAGATGAAGAAGTTTCTTGGAAGACGACTGCCTGTTTGTACGGTGCCCACCCTTGAATAGTGTTCTCCGACAAATGACTGTGGGGGAGTCTGAAGGAGATCCCTTGTTTCCCAATAAGCTCAGGGACAGTCGCTAGTTCTCGCGACCACACTCCCGCTGCGATTACAATCAAAGGTGCTTCATACTCCTTGGCTGTTGAACTACCAGGCACAATTGTGGTTACTCTCCCCAACTCAATGGAATCAACCTTCTCATTGAGCACCGTTAGGTCAGATGTGTTAGTGATAACTTCGTTAGGCACCCAGTGAACTTTCGCCTTCAGCCCACTGGGCCTAATGGTGAATTCAATGTCCTTGACACCGTACAAACTATCCAGCATTTCAAGGGAAGGTGTGTAGACCCCTTCGCCCAACGAGCTGAACCAGCTGGGCTTCATCAGGCATCCGCTGGGGGCCGACCCATTTAGTGGGCGACGGTCATCAAAGACAGTTACTTTTCTTCCATCTGCTCGAAGAGCTCTAGCGATGGTACTACCGAAAATCCCGGCTCCCACAACAATTGCATCGATCTCAAAATTCAAGTCACCCTCCTCGGTGGTGCGGCAGAGCTGAATGCTTTTCTCGGCATAGCCAGAGCAAACCTTTCCGCTGTTTCACTGTATGCCGTCCAGGAGGAGAGACCCTGGAGGATTTCTTCTTGGTCATTGAATAGCGGATAGTGCCCGTGAAGGTGGCTCTTCCACTTACACAAGATGGTTTCAACCTCTTGCAGTCCGATGGGCCTGTCCATAAAGGGAGGAGCCAATGATGCTTTGAAATGTTGTGTCAGGTAGTCAACCACTTCTGTGATCACAGCCTGTGTGTCACGAGGCATCGTTTCTGGGGGCATCTTTTTCTGCTTTCGCCAGAACATCAATGCAGACTCAGTGGGGTCTCTGAACATGAATGCAGCTGCTTGGTCAAACCCAATTTCAACTCGGAGGCATCTGTCAATCATGTCAGCCACCTTGAATGCGATCCAGTCCCCAAACAGGAAGTGGTCTTTCGACCTACGGATTACATCTTTGCAAAGCCGAGCATCTTCTGGCCCAATGCAGTAGGTCACCATGTCTTCGGGGGAAGACCCATACTGGGCTTGGAGAGAACGAACGGCTTTGATTGCTTGCCCTCCTCGGAAATGTCGTCGTTCTTTTGCGCGAGGCCATCGGTCTCCTGTCGGCGCGAGTTCTTCATTCCTTGCAGCAACTTCCATCTTATAAAAGAAGTCATCCCCTTCGAACTCACTCAGGTAAGAAGCGACCCCTGCATGGTAGAAGCACCAATAAGCTAGAAGCCATCGATACAGTTGCTCAGTAGGAAGCTCACAGCCCACAAGAGCAACATAGATCGGGTCTAGGTCATTAGAATCGAGTAAGTGGCTCCCAAAGTCTTCGATAGAGAGCTTTTTATAGACGCGAACAGCCATGACTACGGCAGTACCAAGACAATCTTGCCGCTTGCCTTTTCATTGATCCCATAGCCCAGCTGTTTGTGGAGTAGCTTGATTCCATCCGTGGCTGTACGGCGATCCCATTTGATTGTTTCCATGACTTCCTCAAAGGTGGCCCCTTCTCCACTGAGCAATTCAATCAATGCCGCTCGTTTAGTCCCAGCCTTGCGGTGCGGTCGGATCTTATCGCCTGGAAGGATGTCAAATGGCTTACGGCGACGACCCGAACCTTGTCCTTGTCCGGGCAGTTTCTTAGTCCGAACCTCAACAGGCTTCTCGGGCTTCGCGGCTCCGGTCGAATTTGTTTCTGCGAGAGCAGCTAACACTCTACGAACCGCAGTTTCTTTATCTCGAAATTTGGTGACTGCCTTGATACCCGGCTGGGCATTGTAGATCTCAATGAGCTCCATCAGTGACATCTGCTCAAGTTTTCCAGTAGACTCAATTGTCATAGCGTTGCTTCCTTCTTGTCAGTGGGGACAGAGGGCCTCCCCTCCTTTATATAGCTGCCCAGTATACAGGGCGTTTTGTCAGCATACAAGTGTCTTTTTAGTAAGTTTTGCTAAGACAACTATGTGAAGATGCGGAGACTGCTCATCCAAAAAAGCAGCCTCCGCGACAGACACACAACAACAAAAGTGCCTGAAAGAAAGCCTCCCAGGAATCCTGTAACAAACAGAAGGACTACACCGCTTCGCCGTTTCCAGAGTGAAAGCAGAATTGGCGAATAGTCTAAACCTGGGAAGCTAGTCGCTAGAACGCAGGTTCTGTAGATTCACTGGCCCCTTTTTCTGCAGCCAAGTCAGCCTTCATAGAGCCGTCCTGGACTTGCTTCATGAAGAGAGCCCCCGCTTGGAACACATTATGGTCCGGAGGGAGCAAAGACTCAGAGTAGGAAGACCCAACAGCAGGGGAGAGCTCATAGTTATAGAAGTCACCCTTATTGTTGCTGTCGCCAATTGCGCGAAGTCGAACACGGAATGCGTAGAGCGGAGGTGATCCCTTGATCGCTCTCCACTTGGACATGGCCTGTCGGTACTTCTTGATCTTCGTCGAGGTGAATGTGATCACCACAGGGAGCCCTGCGGGTTCAGAAGCATCTGCCGAATCAAGAATGAGGCAATAGAGGTAGAAGGTATCCACGAGGTCATTACCTTCTTCCGTCTTCCAGGCTCCAAACTCAGTGGCTCGTTGCCGAGCCTGAGAAACTACCTCGCTCTTTGGATCGTGCGTGGTAACAATTCCCCCGCCCTTTTCTCGAGGAAGCCATTCCACAGTCAGGTATTGGCGACAACAGGGGACAATAATGAGCCCCTCTTCGCCAGGATACACCTCACCAGTAACTGTGTTGAACAGGTTTCCAGCGACTGCTCCTTCCAGATACTCGGGCTTCCCTTTCATCACTTGAGGGCTCTGTGCCTGCAAGATAGAAACAAACGGAATGGCGAAATCATCTGCCGTGGTCTCTTCAAAACCACTTCCAGAAGCATCACCGTAGTCATACGAAGCCAAGGCAGCTTCGTCCTTCTTTTTCACATCAGACATTTTGAATACTCTCTAATCAAAGGATTGCAGCGGGCACTTTTACGCCCCCCGGTGCTTCGGGCGATACGGACTGAATCTTTCATTGTAGACGGCGAACGCATGGCGTTCTAGCCATCTCACCACTTGCGACCCACGGGTTCCGCACCCGTGCCCAGCAGGGCATTCTTCCAGGGCAAGGGCAAGGATGAACTCCCGCTGGGCCTTGCTTAGTCCCATGGGCCATGTGAACGCAAGTTTCGTGTCTTTGGGAGCATAGGTAGGTCTCTCAATTCCGCGTGCGCCCATCAGTTCTTCTCTTTGTACTCTTGATTGCGGACATTCGCAGAACCCTGTGCCTTCAACTTAGTGTCCGATTCTCCTACGACCCGACCGCTCCCCACCTCTACGATTTTCCAGGGCTTTCCCTTTTCTCCGGGACGCTTCGCTCTAATTCTAACAGGCATTGTAAGTCACCTCCCCTACTCTTGTTGAACTGCACTTAGGGCATTTCATTTTCCACATCCATCCATAGAAGCCGCAATCGAAACACTTGAATCGGCCTTTCAAAATTGCTGAGGCTGCTTTTTCTGTCTAACAACCGCAATCTGCTGTTGGAACGCTCCAAACATCTCCATTGGGAAATCCACTCCTTGTTCAAGCTGTGTTCGAATAAACGCCCTCAGAGTAGATGGCTCTACTTTTTGGTCTTGCGTTACATGACCGTGATCTTCACGCAGTCTGTCCGCAAGAGACATAGCGTCCCCATGTTCGTTCACATTGAAAGAAACAGAAACAGTGTCTTTCACTAAGCCTCCGTGCCCTTGGTCTATCAACCATTGCACACACTTAGGTCGATTAGCTACTGGGATTGAACACCTAATCGTTTCACGCAGTGCGATGCTAAATCCAGAAGCTGTCTCGTGCTTCCTAGTATTGAGAGCAAGCATCAGCTCTGGGAGCGCATGCTGCTCAAGTTCAGTCACCTGTCGCTTCTTTTCAGCCAAGGCTTCTACTGCTATCGCTTCTTCGCGTTTGGCTTCTTCGAGCTTTTCAATAAGCTCGCTAAGACGGGACAGGTCTTCGGTATCAGCCATCTGACGATGACCACTGTAGTCCGGTATATCACTCATTATGGCCTCCTTACAGGTGCCTTATCCTACCGCACGGTGGTGTGATAAACAAGTTCAAACCCAGGTTGTTTTTTCATCACCCATCACAAATTCAGCCACCTCTTGCTTCTTTCGCAATGCATCGATAACGAGTTCATCAATAGTCCCAGCTGCGCAAATGTCTATGATGTTACAGGCTGTGGCCTTCTGCCCTGGGCGGTGATTTCTGTCCTCCCCCTGGCGTCTGAAGGATAGTTTGTAGTAGTTGTTGTACCAGATCATCGTCGGTGCGTTGTTCAGGGTGAGTCCCTGGCCACCCACTGCGGGGTTCGATACGAATACCTGGGCCTTCCCTGCCTTCCATGTGTCCTCTGCTTCGAAAAGCTGGGCATCATTGCACTTACCGTCATACCTAACAGCAGAGATATTGTTCTTCCTCAGTATCTCCATAATTGAATCAATGTCCTGTCGGTACACGGCCCACACGATGAGTTGCTGCCCTTCTGCATTTTGGACGACCTCTAGCAGTGTTTCTAGTCGGGGGTTTTTAGTCCCTATCGGACGCAATTCATCGTCTAGGTCAGAGGGCAGATAACCCGAAAGCACCTGCCGCATTCGGATCAACCTCGTGATGGCCAGGGGGGTGGTTAGGGACTCTCCAGTAGAGAGGAAGGTCTGGAACTCATCCCGAAGTTCTCGGTACACTCTCCACTGTTCAGGAGTCAGGTCGAAATATCTTCTTGAGTAGAGTTTGGGAGGCAGGTTAGGCAGAACGTCTTTCTTGAGATAGTGGGTGCCCCACTCTTCCAGAACTGATCGGAGGATATCTAGGTTCTTGTAGTGCACTAGCTGTTGGAATTCTCGGCCCTGCTTCGAGTTGTAGGACTTTTCCCATTCCCCGAAGAATGTTCTGAACTCGGCTGCTCCCCTAATGCCCAGGTGGGACCAGCATTTGTCGTCCAGAAACCTCATGGGCGAATAAGTGTCGAACGGGTTATCGTCAACTAGGGTGCCGCTCAGGATTCTCCTAAATGGGGCGTGGTGAGCGGAGGCTCGAATGCGGATAGTACGCTTCGCTCCGGGCGTTTTGATAGCAGGGACCTCGTCTAGCACATACAGGCAATCTCTGTCTTTGAAGAACTGCCTTAGATATTGACGACCAGGCTCTGTCATCACCGCACTATATGTCATCGTCAGCACAGCCAAACCATCGTGCTTCAGGACTTTATCTGCGGCTAATCGGTGTTTGTTAGTTCTCGACTTTGCTGTCTGCCACATATGAGAAGCGACTTCCCCTGAGACTTGTTCTGACATATGCAATGGAATTTCGTCCTCCGTCCAGTTCCGGTGCACACCATTGGGGGCAAGAACTACCACCCCTGTAATAGCTCCACTGTCATACATCACGGCAGCACTATCAATAACGGGCTTCGTTTTCCCACAACCCATTTCCCAAAAGAGGCCACGTGATTTCCGTTCCCCGAAATGCTCCAATTCATGAAGCTGATGGGCGAATGGTTCAGTCTTTAGGAAAATCATAAAAAAAGTGCCCCCGGCGACGAGGTGAGTCGCAACCAGGGGCACGGAAGCCTAACAGAAGGAAGCCACTACCTCTGCCCAGACGGGGGTATTATGGGGAGAAATGTGCCCAGTAACAAGCAATTTTCAAGAAATGACTTGTTACTCGACCTCAGGTCGAGTTGTGGAACCAACTGATAGTTGTAACTCTAGGGAGAGCCTCGGTTGCTAAACAACTCTACTCTACTCTACATAAAGAGGGGTTCTGTGGTAGGGTGCAAGGTGGAGTACCTGGGCCCACGAGTAGAGTAGAGCAGGTCGAGTTTTAGTCACTTGCCCTTGCGTCCTAACATGGCTTCGAGGTCCATCTGAACTGCGCTCATTGAAGCAGCATTACTGGGATCTCCATAACTCAATGGATCTTTGGACGCCCCTTCATCCTTGAAGTGTAAAAGAGTTATCTGTTGCAATGCTCTTCTGACTTCTCGGAGCTCTTCATCCTGCCTACCGTCAGCATTAGTCTTTTCTTCTAGGCGGGAAATCGTAGCACGATTATCAATCGTGGAGACAGAGATGTAGGAAAGCCATCCTAAAATCAAAGTCACCCCTGTCCAGAGAACCTTCTTGCTGTCAATATTCAAGTCACCCTTCATTCTTCAAATCTCCCCGCTGTGGTTGGTGGTTTTGATCTTGGGGCACCATGCTCAGGTTCTGGTGCCTCCACTACGATACTTCGAAGAAGTGCACTAATTGAAGTAACGACAAGAGTAATCAATCCAGCCACGACTGCAATCAGGTCCGCATCCAGATATTTGACGGACACAAGGAAGGACAGAACCATCAAAGTCATATAGAGTCCAGCGAATGTGGCGAGGTGCTTGGAAGCAGCCTCACGGGCATTCATATTGACTTTCATCTTCTGAATTTCGAGCTTGGCCTCCATTTGTCGAGCCTTTGCTTCGGCCTTCCGGGCCTCTGAGTCTGCCTGGGCCTGGACCTTTTTCATTTTCACAGCGGTGGCCAAATCTTTGACCACATGTCTCACAATTGGGCGTCCCTCTGAGTCATTTGCCATTTCTGTTTCCTCGTCATCATCAAAGGGATCTATGTCCATTGTTGTGTTATCTTCCAAGCAAGTGTGTAAAGCCCACCCAGGCAACCCCCAGTAAGGCTGCCACTATGATCCCAATCGCAGCGAGGATTCCTTTCGACTTTATCTTTTCGGTTGAGACCCGAAACTCTCTGAGGAACTGAAAATCACGCTGCATATCAAGCGGGTCATCAGAAGCGACCCCCAAACGGACGAGAGTCTCGTCTACAGTTTCTTTGATGAGCTCGCGCAAATCTTCACGGGTGAGGGGTTCCATGGCTAGACGTAAAGGATAGCAAATGCATCAGTCGCAGGCCCGTCCATATCCAACTGTTTCAGAGCCCCCGCATCGGTACTTGTGTGGCGGACAGTAATGGCGGTTCCAGAGGTGAGTGCAGGGTTGTTAGTCGTATTCCCAGCTGCGATCAGAGTGACCCAAGACCCGGCATCGACACGGTATTCGACATCCCCGGCTGAGAATGCACTAGAGAGGGTGAAGACATACCGACCAGTAGATGTCACCGAATAGCTATTGGAAACATCATTGGTGTCGAGAGCACCAAAAGCGAATTGTCCTGTGAGAGCTGAAGTGACGGGGACATCCCAAGTAAGGTCTTCCCGCGAGGTGTACGAAGTGCCATCGAAGGTGTGCAGAGAGCGCATAACGAGCCGCAGCTTGGTGGGGATAATCCCACTGGTGCGTCTCAGGATGTCGATACGCTTGAGATCATGCTGAGCGTTCGTGTATGTATCAGTGAACAAAAATGTGTTGGCTCCGTCTGGGTCATTCCTAACATCAACCTGTTGCTGGGTAGAGTTGGCTGAAGGAAAGTCTGAGAAAATGACCGCTGCGTCCAAAGAGAGAGCAGCGACCTCATCCATGGTCCGGAAATCTCTACGGTTAGTGTTCAGATCAATGGCGTAGTCTTCAGCTGCCGATCCGTTTTGTTCAAGCGAGGCAGTTATGGGCCACACAGTTCCTGCGATATAGATAAAACTGGGGCAGTACGGTCGACGAATTCTATTGTTCATCGAAGTAATCTGCATCGTGATAGCGTCTCCTTCGGCCACCTGACCTAAATCGTTGAAGGGCAGCAGCTTGATGTCAACGGCATCTCCAGCAGGGGGCGACAAAGAAGTAGGCACCTGTAGTCCTGTCTGAATAACCCAAACTAAGTCACCTGCAGTATGGTCGGACTGCACGCTATCCAACGCACCACGATACACAGTATTCAGCTGAACCTTTGCCGCAGAGTTTTGGGCACCCCCAGCGGCTAACATGAATTCATCCCCAACCAAAATCAGGTTGAGCAGGTTATTTCCCACATCGCCGAGAGAACCAGCGTCATTGAAACTAGCCTCAAGAGGAGTTTGTAGGTCTGGAGTAGCTACGATGACCATAGAGACGAGGGGAATCGCGCTCCCTACGGACAAGTCACCGTCTAGTTGCCCAATTAGGACAAGGCTGAATTGCTTCTCTGGGAGTTCGGTATAGTCTCCAGAGGGTGTTCCTGCTGAATGTCTCTCTCGTATCTTGTACCCATATTCAGTACCCACTTTTCTGGCGGTCACCCAAATCAGGTCTTGCATAGTGTCTCCCCCCACAACACGCTTGACAAATGCATAGGGGGCCTCTTCTGCCTTTTGGTAGAGGGCGTTGAAAGGTATTAGATCATCTGCGGGTGGGTCCCAACCAGTACCGGGCGGGGGAGCAAATGAAGCCTCTTCAAATGTGTAGATATCTTGGACAAGGTCTAGGGTAATTTTGTTATCCACTAGGTCGCCAAAGTCAATTTTAGTCACCCGAAGAGGTAACTTAGTGAACCCCAAGTCAGCATCTGTCAACGCCACCACTTGCGCAGGTTGGATCGTGTAGAATGTGCGGTCGACTACGATCTTTGCTTTTGCAAGAGGATAACTTGACGATCGAAGCTCACGCCATGCTATGACATTTGCTAAGGTAGCATTCTTGATCCCAGGGAAGTTCAAGTTCTGGGTAACTACGATCCCCCCTTGAATCCTTTGGTTGGCCAAATCTTGGGCCAACGCATATGTCTTTTTATACTGGTCCCCATGGTCGAAGAACTCAACCTTTATCTGGTTAGTCGTATCCTCCCAGGAGGTTCTAGAAAAGCTCTTCAGCTCATGCATGTTAGACACCAATACTTGGGGTACTGTGTCGATATCATAATCACCCCGAGCTAGGTTACATTTCCATGTGTTTGTGAGAGGATCAACGAAGAACATTCCATCGATTTGTTCTTGAAGAAGGTCCAAGATTTCAGAAACCTCTTGGGGGGTGTCTAGTATAAAACTGAACCCATTGCCTTCTGTGGCAAGTGTGGTCGCAGCCGCTGTGAAACTAGGCACATCGATTGTCGCTGCAGGAAAGCCCAAACCCCATTCAGTGTTTGTCATGATCTCATAGGCAACATTCATTGGGTTAGCATCGCTGCTGTTTATCGTAGGTGTGCCCAATCCAAGACCATTAGGGATTCTCTCTACCTCGAAGTACCAATGCTTGATAGACACAGAGTTGCCCACATACATGGGGCCACCGTCAATGAGGTCACCGTATGCGTCTATGGTTCCCAACCTTGGACACACATAGGTTGTTCCTCGATAAGCTGGGGTCTTTCCATTCTCCTTCTGGAATTGGCTTATGTAGTCAGAGGGAGTCTGAGTAGCTGTTCCACCGAAAACTTCAAGGTGGAACTCAACACCACCGTTTTTTCCAGTCTCATTCCCTCCAAATAGGTCCCTGTCAGTGACATCAATGGGGTCGCCATGACCCGCATTACCAGTCCAGACAAGGTCATCAGCCACCCAAACCCTCTTGATGACCGACCCTGGTCCCTGGCACAGACCAAATTGAACGCCCATATAGTATTCGTACCCAACGATTGTGTCGAAGATTTTGATGCTGAATATTTCAAAAACCTCGATAATGGGCACACTCTTATAGTCACCATACCAAATAATGTTGGGACCAGTCATCTTGACTGTACCCCAGGTTAGTGGGACTGCGCGGCCTTCTGTCGTAGTAGGACCCTGAAAGTCTCCTAAGCCTTGTGGCTTTAGTTTTTTTGGCTGATTGAGCAGCATCGACGCAATTGTGATAAGTGCGTACCAGAGCAGTGTGACCCAAAACCCCATTAGTAGATAAGTCCCGTAGTAAAGATATTTCTTAGTGGCACAAAAGCAAATCCACCATAGTTGATCACATTTGAACCTGTGTCTTCAGAAGTGAAGAACTTACTATCGCATGTAGAGATGGAGTGGTCACATCCTGCGAATACCGTAACGGACTTCCCCAAGGCATCGAACGGGAATGGCAACAACAGGGTCAAAGTATCTCCAACATGCTTGAGAACCAAACGCGCATCCTCACCAAAATTGTATTCTACATACCCCCCAGTAAAGAATCCATCCACAAAAGAAGCAGCTTCGTTCACAGTGATTTGGTTAGCAGACACAGACAACACGCTACCATCTGCCCGAAAGGTTGAATCTGTGCGATCAACCCCGCACTGGTCATCGTACAGCGTGTGATTACAAAGGCTCTGGTAAGTGTATCTTGGGATTGGACGAGAAAAGGCCGAAGTAGCTGGTGTGACATCCAGTTCTGCTTTCATCCCTTGTCTAAGATACTCTACGCTGTTCACATATCCAGTGAATAGAGAGATTTTCTCTAGTCCAGAGTCTAGTCGTTGTACTCTAGATATTTCAATCTTGGCTCTTGAGCCTGGAACAATACTGATGAACTTTTGCACGAATTCGTTAGTAGTAGGCATCGTGACCTTCAGGGCATTCCCACCACTGCCACGACCTTCTGTGACCTTATTGCGCTGAAGTCCCGGTAATGCTGTGTAGGTGACAGAATCCACAACTATGTCATCCTCCGAAGAGGTGTAGTAGTAGACAATCGTTCCTAGGGTAAGGACATAGATTTCAATGGGCTGAGAATCCTCAGTGCTGATTTCGTATGGCGCAAATGTCATCCGAACACTACCTTCACGGTTCCACTCACCATTGTGTTATATCCTCCAACTTTGTGGGAAAAGGTGATTTTATCAGTATCAAATCGCACCTTCTCCACATATTCAATTCGGCTAATCTCAGAGACAAGATAGTTACTGGGCCAGGTTTCGCCAAGAACTAGAGCTTCTTTTGTGCTGTCAACTTCAGTGGAGGTTGCAATACTGCGAACCAAGGGAGGGTCACCGTTATTGAAGCTCACTCTAATGACATTTTTTGGCGACCTACTTTGGACAAACCGAGTGTAGCCCACATTAGTTATGTTCAGCCCCGTGCTTCCCAAAATCAGAGAATCTACTACTTCAAGGTCATCAGAAAACGTCGGAAGATAAAATGAGAGTTGTCTCCCGCGCAAGGCATGTATGACTTGTCGAGCTTCCCACAGCTGTTTTCTCCCCGCTGTGAAAAAGCTCTTTCTTGTACCGTGCTTGTTTCTACCCCAAGGACTTTTCTGGTCTGTGAGACCTGTCAAACCATCTATCAAGACAACTTGTTGGTTGAAGGTCTCTGATAAATTGGTCTTCATGACATTGAAGTCATCGAATAGCACCTTACCGTTGTATGTTGAAAAGGCAGAAGTATCAGCAATGGTGATGTCGTTGTTATCAACCCGAAACTTCATCTGAATCTTAGAAGCATTCTTATTGAACTTAGAACCCGACACATTTTCTCCAACACTGAATGCCGAGCGTATTGGGCACACAATGGTGCCCGTCGAGTATTCGTTCAATGGCCCACTAACAACAGTGAGGCTCGTCGACGTTAGAGAGGACAACTGCAGAACATCGTAGGTCGTTTGATCTTGATAGATAAGCACTAAGTTAGAAGAACCAGAAGTTCTGTAGTCAGCATAAGCAGTGCTGGCCACAGAGAGAATTAGTGCTCCCACAGAAACGCCACTGGTGAGTTTAGTTTGCTCGTGCCAGATAGGGATTCCAAATGCAGCTTCTTGCCAGTCGAATAAAGCATTCTCTATACGACTCCTCTCTGGTCCATCCATAAGTATGAATTCCCATTCGAAGAATTGACGGGGAGACTTACGAGCAGAAATGCGCTGCTCTGAGCCATCCTTATGGGTGATGACTTCAGTCAAAAATTCAAGACGTTCCTTATACGGTGTTTCTGGTGGCATGTCCCAAAGTACGATCCTCTTAGCTGTGACAAGCACCTGAGCTGTCTCTGGAATATCGAAGGTAAAGTCAAGCGTATTGTCGACAATACCAGCACCAGAAGGCTCGAGAGTAAGGGCCATTGACAGACCACCGACGCTCTGTGGTTGGAAAGCGTGCGGGAGACTAGGTCTGCCGACTAGGGTTGTTCCAGCTCCTAGGTTATTGACAAACCCTGACCAATTGTTGATGTCTCGTCTTGCACTGCTGTACACCTCAAGGAGATCACTTTGGGCAGATAGGATATTTCCAAACGAGTATGAACGCTTGAGAATGTGAAACTTCTCGAACCAATCATAGGCAGGGGTAGCTTTGTCCCCGCTTCCTCCTACATGGGTAGTGGCAGGAGGGGGCACAAAAGGAACATGTGTTGTGAGCCCACCAGGGAGAGGGAAAGTCAATGCCGAGATATTAGCATCTATTCTGACCGCAGTGTTCCAATCAAGGAAATGGGTTTGCTGTTGATACAGCCATGCTATGAATGTCACCGTCAGCGTGCAAGAAGTGCCTGAGCCGCTAGTTGTGGTGCTGACTGGATTAGTCGGCACACCCAATCTATAGTTGCCACGGGTGGTGAGAGAGACTGCAGTAACTGCTCCACCACTCACAGAGTCGATAGTAAAGACAGCCGCTGTCTCTGCCGCAAATGGAGCAGCGAATACCAAAGTCAGGGTATCCGAAGCCGCATACCCTGAACCACCTGCTGCGATAGTGGCACTAACTGCAACTTCTTTACGACCAGGATATTTCGCCTGGATAGGGTCGAGAGTAAGCTGCCCTGCGAACTCAGCCACTTATGCCGTCACCTTTTTGTAGGCAATCCCTTGAAAATAGGTTTTTTGCGCACCAGTGGATCCTTTCTGGACAGAAGGGAACATGATCCAAGTGTCACCGTCGATTGGAATTGATTCCGCTGCAGCAAAGTTTTCGATATTGACCCCCCGTACATCCTTTTGCCAACCTATGACATAGGCAAACTTTGTGGTCCAGTCATAGAAGAGACACATCATTGGATACATGGGGATTAGGCCAGTTGTGGTCCCCGCAGATTGCCACCCAAACGCAGGTGCTGCGGTATTAGCGCGGTGTCCTCCAATAACGGCGATTCTTCCAACAGCGGCAGTATCATTGCCTATGTCAGTTTGTTCATCAACTGCGATTGTGCACCCCGAAATCACCGCCCATTTTCCACCTACAGGTTGGTTCGGCCAGCCTTCCATGTGCATAGTCGCGGCCCGGTAGATTATGGTGGATGGGCCAGTGTCACTAAGACCACCATCCAAAAG